ATCTGAATACGGATCACATAATGACATGGAGGAAGCTGATGCCGAGTGATGAAGAGTGGAGAATGCAATGTGCATTAAATACAGTATCAATGATGACTGTAGATGAATTTCAAACTCAATTAGAGAAACATAAAATAGAATGTAATACTATGGATAATTATGTTTTTGATTTAGCCAAAGCAATAAAGGAGAGTACAGATGGAAGAAAGATTTGAAGATGTACCAATAGAAATATCTGATCGTGACAGATACGGAAAAGTACAGATAAAAAGTTATTATGAATTTTATCAGTCAATATTATTTGTACCTGATAAAAACGACACCCTGCAACCTGCAGGAATGTCATCTACCCACAAAGATTATATCTAAATACTTGATATAATTAAATAAATATGTTATGCTGATAGCAAGAAATGGAGGTTGCAATGGCAGTAGAACTACGTCTTTCGCCACATAAAGAAGATTATATCAGAGGTTCTGATATGGTCACACTTATGTCTGGCAAATGGAATGAGCTATGGAAAATTAAAACTGGTAAGATTGGTCGTGTAGATTTATCACACGAGTTTCATGTTCAGCTTGGTGTAGAAACAGAAAACTTTAATCTCATGTGGTCGCAAAGAGCATTTGATTATGAATGGTCAGCACAAAAAAGATTTGAAATGTCGTATGGTAGCATACCATTTCAAGGTACAGTTGATGGTTATGATAAAGACAAGCATATGATTATCGAATGTAAACATACTCATGGCATGAATACTATGGAGAATATGATTAACTTCTATATGCCACAGATACAGTTTTATCTTTACATATCAAAAGCAAAACAATGTTTATTGTCTGTCATACTTGGTAATAAATATGATGGAGTTATCATAGATAGTAGCAAACCATATCAAGCTAATATGCTCAATATGATAAAAGTATTTTGGGATTATGTAGTACATAATGAAGAACCTGAAGATAGACATTTAACAACTATACCATCACAAAAAATATTAGATCAAATACCTATCAATGGCAAAACCAAACGAGATGTATCAAAGAGCAATAGTTTTACTGAAGCTACCAATGCTTACATGATGTTTGAAGAAACAGCTAAAAAGTTTGAGAGTGCAAAAAAGCTGCTCAAAGAAGAGATCAAGCCTGATGAATCAGAAGTCTATAATGATGTTCTATCTGTCAAGCGAGATAAGCGAGGGTCAGTTCGCATCACAAAGAAAAAGGGTGAGTAGACCCAACTCACCCTATAACCTATC